AGTATGAGCCAACTCGGCGCTCTCACCCCGGCTGAATTCGCCAGAAACCATGAGATCACGTAGCGCATAGACGGCCCGCACCGCAATTCCGGCAAGTTCACTCGCCACGATACGTGCAGACAGGTCCGGGTCCGGCTTCGTTGGCGCGTAAGGGAACGGTACCACCTCCCACCGCCTGATCCAGCCCTTCGACGAGTCCGAAGACCCCGGCATGGAATTGGCCGAGAATATCGCCTTGCCCCAGAACTTGAAATAGAATTGGCGTTCGTTTTTCCGCTCCCCTTTCATGCGATCATCACCGCACAATTCCTTGATGCGGCCCGTGTTCTGAATGAACGTAGCGTCGGTATCACCGCAGATGTTCGCCAGCTTGCCGTGTAATTCCGCCGTCGAAAAGCGATTCTCCGACAGGTCGTGCAGCGGCTCCGCCGACGTGTTCTCGTCGCCCAACAACGCACGAAGCACGTTCAGGAACACGCCCTTACCGTTCCCGCCCGTCCCGGTGAGCATGAACATCCGCTGCAGCGGGTTTCCCGACATCAGCAGATACCCGAGCACCTGCCACGCCCGATCCCGATCGTCTTCCGGAACCGCGGACTCCAGGAACGCGTCGAACTGAGGGCAGGTGGCCGTCGGGTCCCAGTCGATCGGCAGGCGCACCGACGACAGGTACTCCGGATGGTGTTCGAGCAGCACCGGGTCAGGGTCGGCCGCCCAGCGCAGCATCCCGTTGCGGAAGTTCAGCACGTCCGAGCGGGGGAGCACGTCGAACCGCTCGCACAACGTCTGCAGCACCTCCACGAGCGTGCGGTGATGCGCCGGCCGGTACCGCTCCCCGAGCAGCTGCACCGCGCGGCGCCGCACCTCCACGCCGGCGTGGTCCGGGCGCCACACACCATCGGCGTACACCCAGAACACGCCCTGCGCATCCACCATCAACGGGCCCACCCCGAGCACGGCGTCCGCCGCCCGGCCCGCCAACAGCCCGTAGTCCGGACTGAAGAAGCGGGCCCCGTTTGACCAGGTCACCCCCGGGGCTTCCGGAAGACCGACGGGCGCAGGCTCCACGTGGCCAGCACGAGCCACCTCGTGCCCGCCTTGTAGACCCGCCGCCGATGGCCGGCCGTGGCCCGGATGTGCACGCCGTTCGGGCGGTTCGCGTACGCGATCGCTTGCTCCCACCGCGGGAACGACCGCGGCCCGTCATACGTCAACGCCGACCGGTCAGACATCGTGAGCTCCCTCAGCGTGCGCCACCGGATCCGGGCAGCGGCCACCGTCACACGGGTGCGGGCACTCCGGGCAGTCCGCGGCCCGCGTGCCGAGCGGATGGGGGTGGATGCTGGACAGCCCGTAGCACTGGCGCACACCATAATTACCCTTATGGTGTAGATCCGACGCTGCGTTACCAGCCAACCACCCCTCGTGCCATCCCTCTTTGTAGCCCCTGGCGTACATGTGCCTCTCGATCCCCGTGGTTCCGCGCATGTCCGCCAGCAACCGGTCGAGCGCCGCGCCGGCCCGCGCGGCATCCGCGGCGCGGCGCGCGGCCACCCGCGCGTCCCGATACGGGTTCGGCGCGACGCACACCGCCCCGGTCTCCAGGTGGATCGTCACACCCTCAGCGGACACCCGAGAGCGCAGACCATGCGCCGCGCAGCCCTCCCGGAGAGGTTGAACTCGCTCAGACTTCACTCGCCCACGTCCCTGATCGACACGACCCCCGTGCGTGCCTCGTGCTCGACCACGTAGCCCCGCCACGGATCGATCTCGATATCGGCGCGGCCCGCGTTCTCGGCTCCGCCGACCGGCCCGGACGTAGAGAACGTGCCGTCGGTACCCACGGACACCACGCCGACCACCGTGCAGCCGTTCCAGATGCGAATCGTCTTCATCTCATCGCCACCTTCTTCGTCAGCGACCGGGCCCGCGCGAAGTCGCGCACCTGCTCAGTCGACAGCATCCGGTGCGCCCGCGACGACTCCCGCGAGCCGACCAGGGGCCGGAACAGGTCGAGCTTGCCGGCGAGCGCGATCCGATACACCTGCCGCTGCGACACGCCCAGCAGCTCGGCCGCCCAGGCGAACGTGCAGTAGTCCGTCCCCGAAGGGATCATCATCTGCTTCATGGGCCGGAAGTCTGCCACAAGCGCCTGTCGGAAGACAATAGTGTCCGGGGTGTTGACATAAACGCCGGTGGAGTGACAGAGTCCCCGGCATGACCGACGCCGACCGCACCCGCGCCATCGCCACCCTGTACGCGCTCATCGGCTACCTGTCCGGGCCCGACTGCCCGGTGCCGATGCCCACTTCCCTGCAGATGTACGCCCACGACATCCCGATCGCCGACCTTGAGGAGATCGCCAAGCTCACCGGACAGCCGATCACCTACCTCATGAGGACCCGTACCGACACGGTCCGGGTGCCGCTGCTGCAGGACTTCGGAACGCTGGAGATCACCTACAACCTGTTCAGCGAACACGGAAAGGGCGCCCACTCGTGAAGACGACTCCCTGCACGTTCTGCACCGAGAACAACCTCGCGTGCAGCACGGCCACCCACGACAACCCGCTCGCCCGGTACCTGACGCTCATCCGCAGCACCGACATCGACCCCGACGGCGCGCGGCACCTCCCCCTGCGGCCGGCCGCGCCCACCACGTACGTGTCGAACTCCGTGGAGGACCGCCTGCGCCGCGCCGACCGGATGACCACCATCGCGATCGCCGTCATGGTGGTTTCCGCGCTCGCCGTCGGCCTCACCCTGTCCTGGGCGCTCATGTACGCCGAGCGCCCCACCATGAGGTGGCAGAAGGTCCCCGCCCCGGCGACCTCGCCGACGTGGACGCCGTCCACCCCGCCGCAGCCGCACCCGGACGAGCCGGACAGCCGCGACGTACCCTCGGCGGCGCACCGCTTCGTGTTCCCCGACCAGCAGACCAATAGGCTGTGGCAGTGACCTAGGCCTGACCGGACAGCGAAACGCCCCGAATCGATCCAGTGCGCGAGGATCGATCCGGGGCGTTTGCGCTGCCCAGCCCGGGGGGGCGCCTCGATTAGCTGGGCGAGTCCTCCGTCGGCGCCGCGAGCGCCTGCTTGATGGCGGCGACGTCGCGGCCCAAGGCCTCCGTGCGCCGCTCGATCGTCGTGATCATGCCGCCGAGCGAATACTGCCGGTCGGTCGGGTCCGCGTCACCCGTGACCACCTTGCGGATTTCCGCGGCGATCCACTGCTTGTCCTCTGCCGTCAGCGCCATCGGGGTGTCCTCCAGATACCAGCGGGATGTCTTGGACTCCAGGGCCGGCGTCGACACGCCGGAGAAGTGCGCGTGCGCGCGGTGCGGGTTCGCGCCGTCGTACGCCCGCGGCTTCCAGTCGCGCGACGCCGACCATATCGTCTCGTCGAAGATCACGTACTTGAGGCGGTTCTCCAGGCCGGCCCGGCACCGGTGCACGATGTGCAGCACGACGTCCATCATGCGTACGCCGTGCCCCAAGTCGGCGTCCACGTCGATCGCGTGGACCAGGCCGCGGGAGTCCGGGTTGTGGTCGGACACGCGGCCGGCGTGCGCGCGGTCGCCGATCCACCCGTCCGAAGACGTGTCCCGGCCGGGAAACGTCGTGTTGAACTCGGCCCGCAGCGACGTGAGAGACGCGACCAGCCGGTCCATCACCGCTCCAACCGGCGGATCTCGGCGCGGAGACGCTCGATCTCTTCATCCCGCGCGGTGAGCTGGCCGTTGGTCTGATCCTCGGCGCGCGACGACGACTTCGCGGCCGCGATCGACGCGACCGTAGCCGTGCCCAGCAGCGGGAAGACCAAGATCTGTCCGACCGTGTTGATCCACTGCCGGAACTCGGTCGTGTCGACGCCGTTCAACGACAGCATGAGGAACACGCCGAGCACCGCGACCGATACCAGGCCACACATGACGATCACCGTCACCACGACCGCGGTCGGTGCCTTCCGGAGCCACTCCATGATCATGCGTCCCCTCCACCCTCTCGGGTGATCATCCTACGTGCGGGGTGTGACACTTTCCGTCGTCTTACCCGTCACGAGACCCTCAGCCACTTCGCCGTGAAGATCGTGCCGGTGGTGTCCGCCGTATCGAGGGCCCCGCCGGAATTCTGGTACGCCCAGACCTCGACGTAGTCGGTCGTGCCGTTGAACTCGAACGGCCGCGTCGCGGTCGCCGAGACAGCGCCGTTCGACGATCCCGCCGTGATGCCACCGTAGACGACGCCCGCGCCGTTCTGGCGCAGCGCGACCGCTCGCCGCCCGGTCGCGTTGGTCGCGAAGTGCACCGTCGCACTGATCTCGATCCACCCGGCCTTGGTCGGGGTGATCCGGCCCGTGTTCGTCACGGTCGAGTGCCAGTTCGACTGGTCTTCGTCTTCGATGTCCCACGAGGGGATGATCGCGCCGTTGTTCGCGACGTTGAACACCGTCGAGCGGCGCAGGATGCACAACGGCCGGTTCACCGACGCGTTGTACAGCTCCATGATGTCTGCGGCGTAGATCCGGTCGCCGCCGGCGACTGGGAAACTCACAGCAGGTACCTCCCCGAGGTGGCCACGACGTGCACCTCCGTGCCTGCGTCGTGGGACTTGCGGACACCGTTCAGGCCCCGGATCACGGTCGCCGTCTGGCTGTAGGCGCCGAGCGTGCCCGATCGGGCGCCCATCGCGGTCACCCGGACCACTTCCCCGCCGATCTCCACGTCGTAGGGGGTGCTCGTGGTCGACCACGACTCGTCAGCGGTGATCGCCAGCACGATCGACGCGGCATCCCGATCCACGGCCGGCGTCGTGCAGGTGGCCACGTCGTACCGGGCGCCGTCGTCGTCGTACTCGGTGCCAGCGAACATCGTGGCCGGCATGCACGTGAAGGTGATGCGCCGCGACGTCGCGCCGATGACTTCCTTGCTCCCCACGATCATGAGGTTGATGTCGGTGCCCGGCCGGTAGTCCTGAAGCTGGAACACGTCACCGATGTCGAGCGCGGCGACCTGCGCGCGTTGCAGCGCGGTCAGCGGCACCATGTTGATCTCGACGGTGGGGTAGCGCGGCTCCGGGTTCGTGCCCTTGCTCAGCCACCAACCGGCGATCTGCCCGAGCAGGCCGTCAGGATCGTCGAGGTTCACATCGATCTGCTGCTCGTACTCGCCGATCCCGTCCGGCGGGGGGAGGGTCGACATCGGCCCGGTGTCGCGGCGCACGGTCACTTCCTCGCCGAACCGCTGTGACACGGTCACGATGTTGTGCGAGTCGAGATCGTCGACCACCTCCCGTGGCCGCCGGGGGAGGTCGCCGACCGGGATGCGGATACCCGGCGACTGCCCGTACCGGTCCTGCCGGGCCACGAACCACACCCTGCTCTCGTCGCGGTAGTCCATCAACAGCGCGTCTTCGGTCGTGACGCACTCCCGGAAAATCTCGAGGATTTTGCCGGGCTGCTGCGGCCCCATCGGCATCGACGTGGCCCACGACGTCGACACGTAGTAGGGGATGCCGTACTGCTCACACAGCCGCGCGAACCGCTCCGCCGCGCGCTCCCCCGGATGCCCCAGGTACGCGTCGAAGTGGGAGAAGTCGGAGATCCCGTTGATCCCGAAGGGGTGGCTGGACGTCGCGATCAGGTGGCCGATCGCCGCGATCGCCCGGAACTCGGCCTGCGCGGGCGTGGACGTCACCCCCGACCAGGTGTCCGAGATCCCTGTCCACGAGTAGTCCTCCACGTACCGGTACGCGAACCCGATCTCCGTCGTGCCGCCGGAGTAGGATGCCTCGCAGACCACATGGATCGGCCGGCCCTCCCACTGGAAATCCAGCCAGTCCGTCTGGAACGACACGATCGTGTTGCTCGCGCCGTCCGCCACCAGAATGCCCACGTTGTCAGTACTCGGCTGCAGGTAGCAGTAGACGGACCAGCCGTTACGCAGCCTTGTCGTGATCAGGTTGATCGGCGCCGAGTCGTTGCCGATATCCCCGATGTACAGGAAGCAGCCGACCTGCCACCCCGCCGTTGAGGTCTCCGACCCCGGGCCCGGATCGACGAACGAGAAGATCGCGTCATCGGCGTCCAGGAGGTCAGCCATCGTCCCGGTGCCGGGAAGCTTGTACTGCGACTCGAACGCCAGACCGCCGAGCCGCGTGTTACGCGCGCCCGGGACGGCCGACGCGGCTCGCTCGGTGCCGCGCTCGTCTTCCATCGGGAAGTAGCCGATCACGTTGCTCACCGCGGTGCGGAGCCGGTACCTGGTGGGGGACTCGATCGGTTTCGACCACTGCCCCAGCCGGCGCAGGACACCGCCGGCGTCGAGGTCGGCCCACGCGCGGCCGCGGGCCGGGTACCGGCGCCCGTCCGGGCCGATCCGGGCCGGCCGGTAGTGCTGGTCTTCGTCCGGGGCGAGCGACGACAACTCTGCGGTGCCCCGGACGTCGCCATCGACGAGCACCCGCACCGGGGTGTTCCGGCCGGCCCGCCCGTACAGCGGGGACAGCGGGTTCGACGTCGACCACTTCTCGGAGAAGTTCAGCAGCGACGCGGTGATCTGCGCCGGCCGGAACGCGGCCCCCTCCGCACCCTGCCCGCGGACGATCGTGATCGGGGAGTCCGTGAGCACTTCGTCGTCACCAACGATGTCGTGCCATTCCCCGTCGTAGAACAGCTCCAGGGCCACATCCTGCAGGTCAGGCATTGCGGCCCCCGTACACGACCTGCACGTCCCCGCCGGATCGGCGCGCCGCCCGCGACAGCAGCTCCACCAGTAGATCGTCGAGCTCGGTGCCGGACGAGCGAATCACCAGCGGGGCGGCTTGCTTCCCGGCCGGCGTCACCGTCTCCCCTGCCTGCAGCACCGCGAGCATCTCCGACCCCGGCGCCCCCGGGACAACGCCGCCGCTGTGGAACTTCGGGATCTTCGGCACGGCGAGGGTGTTCCCGCCGATGAACGGCACCCAGCCCGGGACCGTCCACGACAATCTGCCCACGGTGTTGTTCCACGCCGACGCGATCCCGTTGAACGACGCCTTGAACGTGCCCGAGATCCCCCGGCCCAGGCCGGTGAAGAAGTCACCGATGTACCCGCCGACCTTCTTGATCGTCGCCCACGACTGCGACAACGCCGTAGTGATCCACTTCCACGAGTTGCGCCACAGCTTCTGGAACCAGTCCGTCTTGGTGGCGATCAGGACGATCACGGCGATCACGGCGAGGATCGCGGCGACGATCCACACGGTGGGGTTCGCGTACTGGGCGACGTTCCAGGCCCACTGCGCCGCCGTCACCAGGCCCACGACGCCGACCAGCCCGGTCAGCAGCGGCGTGATCAGCCCGATCTGATCGGCCCACTTCTGTAGGTCCGGCGGGTTCGCCTCCCGCTGCGCTTCCGCCAGGTCGAGGGTCGCTGCCTTCCCGTCGATCGCCGCCTGCGAGGCGTCCCGGGTGGCCTGCGCTGCGTCTTCCTCCGCCTGCAGGAAATCGAGGGACGCCTGCGCGAGGTCGTTCTTCGCCTGGCGCGCCTCGATCGAGCCGGCCCCGTGTTCCTTGACGGCCTCGTTGTAATCCTTCATCGCCTGCGCTTCGTCGATCTGCGCCTGCTCGGCGTCGATCGCGGACTGCTCCAGGTCGAGCGTGGCCTGCGCGGCGTCCCGGGTGGCCTGCGCGGCGTCTTCCTGCGCCTGCTCCACGTCGTTCGCCGCCCTGGCCAGCTTCATCGCCTGGTTCGCGCCGGCCTGCTGCAGATCGGCGAGACCCTGCACGGCGGCGCCGGCCGAGTCGACCGCGTCGGTCATGCCGGTGACCCCGGCGCCGAGACTCCCGATCCGCTGCTCGAACCGGCCCGCCTCCGTCCCGGCCGCGGCCATGTCATCGGATGCGCGGGTGGCGGCGTCCCCGACCCCGAGCACCGCCTGATCAGCTTTCCGGGCCTCGCCCTGCAGCTTCTGGGCATCGCCGGCGAACTCCAGGCTGACGGTGTTGGCCATTAGGTCACGTCCAGCCCGGCGTCGCGGACCACCCGGAGCAGGCCCTCGTTCAGGACGTCCGTGATCTCCGGGCGGATCTCCCGCAGGGTCGGATACACGTACCGGCCCTCCGAGTAGAACGGGCGGGCGGCCGGCCGGTTGTTCGGGCCCGCGCCGCCGAAGTCGAGCCACGGCATGTGCCGGGCGCGGGCGCCGCCGATCGACACCCGCGCGCTGGTGCGCGTGGACTTCGCCTTCAGCGACGCCCGGCCGCGGCCCGACCGGGAGGGGATCTTCGGCCGGGTCCGGTCCACCAGGAGGTTCGCGGCATCGTTGAACGCCAGACGCAGACCCTTGGGCGCATCCTTGTCGACCTGCCGCAGCGCCTTCGACGCCTCCCGCAGCCCGGCGACCCCGATCTTCAGGTCCACGCTCTCATCCTTCCTGAAGCTGGCGCCGGAGTTGCTCGCGCTGCGCTTCCATGCCCACGAACACCACCCAGCCGACGTACTCCGCCGACGACATCCGGCGCCGCAGCTCAGCGACCGTGCCCAGCTTCAACCGGTCGGCCAGGTAGTACTCGAACCACAGGTCGCTATCCGGGCTCTCCATCCGCTCCCGGATCACTTTTGTCGGCGCCCTCGCCGACGGCCGACAACTCGCGGATCTTCTCCGACAACACCTTGAACTCGGTGCCGGCCGCCGACCGCTTCTGCCACGCCTCCACCTGCGCGACCGTCAGCCGCGGGGCGACCAGGCACGCCGCGATGTTGCGGCGCTCCACCAGCCCACTGTCGTCGGTGCCCTTCGCGTTGGCCATCAACTCGAACCGGGACAGCCCGCGGACCCTCACCAGCCGGCCCGACGGCAACGTCAGATCCTCGCCGTCCAGGTCGAGATCTCCCGCGGTGATCTCGTCCGCCGTTGCGTACTTCTTCGCTTCCATGATTCAGCGCCCCCCTCTTGATCAAACCTGGTCGGTCGAGTCCCACTCGTCCGACGGCTGCGTCTCCAGCGCCCACGTCCGGTAGCCGGCCACCGGCGCCGTCTCGGTGTACTTCGTGATGACCGCTTCGAACTCGTCCTGCGGCAGACCAGACCCGGTGCCCTCCGGACGGTACTGCACGAGCACCTTCGAGCCGACCAGCGGCTTGAGCACGGCGCGCGGCCCGGCCGCCGACGAGTCGTACTTCCCGGAGCAGCCGAACGCCCCCGTCGGCAACGTCGCGTCGAACACCTGCGCATTCTTGCCGTACGTGGTGTTGTCCTCCGTGCCCGACGAACTCTCGCAGTTCGAGTCCGTGCAGAACTCGGAGACGTCGTTGCTGTCGACGATGATCACGGTGTGCTTGCTGTGCGTGCGAGACATGGCGGTCGCCTCCTAGGCGCTTGTGCCGATGATGACGACCGAGTACGACACGGACGTGCCTGCCCCGGAGTTCGCGACCGTGATCAGGTCCCCGGTGCCCGCGGTGACCGTGACCTTCGCATCGGCCGGACACGCCCACAGGAAGCAGCCGCCCGGCGGCACGTCGATGCCGTCGGACGCCGCGAGGAACAGCGGCACCCCGTTCGACGCCGGCCTCGTGACGCGGACGTTGTTCGTGTTCGCCGCCGCCGCCGAGATCATGATGGCGCGGAGCTCGACGAAGGTCAGCGCCGCCCCGAACGGCGACGACAGCGACCCACCGGCCAGATCGAGATCCTCGGTCGCGGACGCCGCGAGCGTGCGGGTGTCGTGGAAGACCCGGTCGGCGGAGTTCGCCCCGGTGCCGTTCGTCAGCCGGGTACGGTGCCGCCGCGACAGCGGATCCTCACCGGTCGACAGGTCGAGCTCATTCTTCAACAGGGCGTCGATCTGCGCCGTGATGACGGTGTTCAGCGTGGTCACGTGTCCCTCCCAGGGCCGGTGATGTTGCAGCTCAGCGTGACGGAAAGGTACTGCACGCCCGCGATCGTCACGACCTCGAACTCCGCGAAGACCACCTGGACGTCGCCGCACGACTGCCAGGCGTGACCCTCGATCGCCCGCTTCAGGCTCTGCACGCCGTCACCGTCGGCCCACGGCGCCGCACGCTCGCGGGTCTCCCGATCGGTGGGCTTCCCCACGACCACCATCACCGGCAGATCCGCGATCTCGTCTTCGCCGCGGCCGTACGTCTGGTCATAGTTGATCCGCTCCGGGTAGGAGACAATCACGCACGGCCTCCCGCCGGGCACGGTCGCCGGCGGCCACTCGTACGCGGTCAGCCCGGTCGCCGCGCCGACCGTCAGCGCCAACTCGTCCATGACGTCGTTCAGCCTCACCGCGCCCACCACTTACGCCGGTACGGCTTCAGGGCGGTCCGGAAGTCCGGATCCAGCTGGGCCAGCAGCCGCACCTCCGCACCCTCTTGCGGCGAGCCGGCCACCCCGAACGGGGAGTTCCGGCGCGCGTCCAGCCGGGACGCCTGCAGCAACAGCCCCATCTCCACAGCGCTCGGCACCGCCGACCAGCCCCACAGCCCGGTCACCCGGATCGAACCGGCGTCCCGAGCGGTCAGAAGACGCTCGTACGGTTTCCCCTTCACGAGCGCGTTGTCCGGCTCGAACTCGTGATCGGTGATCGCCGTGCCAGTCGCGTCTTCCACCGCGAAGCCGGTCAGATCATGCAGGTCATCGATGGTGTACACCCAGCGGCAGCGGGCCCGGTCCCAGACCGGGTTGCGGTACACGCGCTGCTCCGGGACGTCGACCTGCCCGAACTGGCGGTTGCAGTGATCATCGACGTTCCGGGACGCCGTCGACAGGTAGGCCTGCAGGAACTCCAGATCATCCGTCGACAGGTAGGACTGGAGCCTGTCGACGGTCGTGTAGTCCGGCGCCCACGTCATTCGAGCGCTACCGCGTACGGGCAGGACGTGGACTGCGACAGCGACCCCGCCGCGTACGAAGCGGCCAGGTCAGCCTGCGCGGCGACCGTCCAGGACAGCCGCGGGGCGACCGCGAACAGCGCCCCCGACGAGTTGATCAGCGAACCGGCGACGGTCGGCGCGGTCGCCGCAGTGACCACGAGCGCACCGATGGCGTAGTGCTGCCCCTGCACCAGGTCGACCGGGGCGGCCATCGCCTTGATGTACTCGCTCCCGGCCGCCGCGAGCATCGCCGTGTCCGACGCGGTGATCCCCACCCGGGTGAGGTCCCCGTTCGCGGCGACCGTGTACAGCGCCCACTTCACCAGCGAGGGAGTGGCCCCGGCCGCGGTGCTGCCCGCGCAGAACGCGAGCGAGGTCACCCGCCGCGACCGGGACGCCACGAAACCGCCGAACCGGGCCGTCTGCGACGTCATTGCGATCGCCACGTTCTGCGCCGCCCAGCGGGGCATGACTTCCTCGCCGGTCGGCCGCCGACCGTACGCGAGGTCGAGCGCCCGGAGCCGGTTCGCCAGTTCCCCCACGACCTACTCCCCCTTCGCCTTCTCGGCGTCAGCGATCCGGCGCCGGAGCCGACGGTTTTCGGCCCGGAGCTCCTCCACCTTCGCCGCGAGTTCCTCTGCGCGGGCGGCCAGCGCCCGCTGCTGCGCCATCTTTGCCATGATCACACGCTCGGATCGAACGTGACCTGCCGGACGCCGTTGATGTCGAGGTTCGCGAACGCGACGTCGCCGTAGATGCCGATCGTCACGTGCGACAGCTGAGGGATGTTGGCCGTCTGCACGGTCGCACCGAAGTTCCAGTCCAACCGCTCCGGAGTCGACGCCCAGCCGCGGACCTTCGCCGGATCGAACAGCCACGAGTTCGTCGACGCCGTGCCGACCGTGCCGAGCGCCCACGCCGGCACCGCGAGGGTGCCGTTGACGTTCAGGGTCCGCCACAGCGCGGCCGCGGTGCCGTTCGCGTTCTGCGCGTTGATCGGCGGGAACAGCGGACGCCCGGTGTCGTCCTTCACCCGAGCCAGGACGCGGTACAGCGCCTGGTGCACGGCGAACGCCCGGAACGTGTTGCCACCGCGGGCGAACTGGAGATCCACGAGCGCGGCCTCCAAGTCGGTGACGGTCTGCTGATCGTCGTCGTTGTCCGGGGTCGCCGCCGGGGTGCCGGTCAGCGCGATGTCCGCCGCCGCAGTGAGCGTGTTCAGGAACGTCGCCACCGCCTGCTCGCGCTCTTCGTAGTACTCCCGCAGCATCTGGTCCCAGATGATGCCGGAGAACGCCGGGTTGGACGGCTTGCGCGCCTGCTGCCGGGTGATCTCGACCTTGCCCCACACCTGCGTCGGGGTGATCGTCTGCCCGGTGATCGTCATCGCGCCCGCGGCCGGTTCGGTGCCCTCGGTCGCCGGGCCCACCAGACCGGACGACGAGTTGTACTTCGGCACGTCGAACGGGGTGCCGTCGGTGTCACCGGACGCGACCATGTCCCACAGCGGGGTGGCGTAGTCCATCTGCGGCTGCCACAGGTCCGGCCGGTACCGGTTCGGGGTGAGCTCGTTGAAGTCCGCCGTGTCGATGTCGTTGCGCGGCCGGGGGTCGAGCTGGGCGCGGATGAACGCGTTCACTCGCGTCGCGGCCTCCCCGGTTCCGTCGTTGCCGTTGACCATCCGGAACACGTCGGTGGAGAAGTCGTGGCCGTTCGGCCCGTAGTTGAAGATATGCCGGACACCCTGATCGGTGTACCGGCGGTGCATCGCGTACGGCAGCGGCTCACGGACCTCCACCCGCGGCGCAGGCCCCGGCCCGCCGTTCGCGGGCGCCACGTACGCAGCCTGCCGCTGGCGGACCTGATCGGACGCCCGCGCCGCCGCGAGGTCGGTCTCCAGGGCCTCGTACTGCGTGACTTCCTCAGCGGTCAGCGACCGCCCCTCCGACCCGTCGATGATCGCCTGCATCGCGGCAAGGATCTCTTCGATCGTCACTACCTCACCCCTCCCAGGGTCACCCGGGCACGCGCCCGGATCATCTGCGACGCCCGGTCTTCGGGGTCGGTGGTCTTCTTCGGTGCGGCCTTCACCCGGTCCGCCAGGCCCGCGGCGACCGCTTCCGACGACGAGTACCAGGTGGTTGCGGTCATCCGCGCCCGCCAGTCCGCCGGCTTACCGCCGGCCCGGTCCGCGTAGAAGCCGGCGATGTCGTCGGACACCGCCTCGCCCAGGTCGGCCGCCTCGCGCAGGTCGGCGGGCGACCCCCAGGCCAGCACCTGTGCGTCGTGGATCATCATCCGGCCGGCTTTCGCGATCTCGATCGTCTTGCCGACCATGGCCAGGAACGACGCGGCGGACGCGGCCAGGCCGTCAACGTGCACGGCCACGTCCGCATCGTGGCCCGCGAGGGATTCGAACATCGCAACCGCGTCGTAGACGAACCCGCCCGGGGAGTTGATGTGCAGATCGATCGCCGGGGAGTCGATCGCGTGTACCGCCTTGACGAACTCGCCCGCGTCGGAGTCCCATCCGCCGATCACGTCGTACACGTAGAGCTTCGGCGTCGCGGCGTCGGCTTCCATCCGGAAGCACGGGGTGTCGCGCGGCGTCACGTCTTCCGCGGCGCGCCACGCCGCCCGGTGCCGGGCCAGGTTACTCGGCAGTCGGATCATCGTCGCCGCCTTCCGGATCATCGTCCGGCGCCGGATCCGGCTGCCGCTCCGCCTTCGGTAGCGGTGCCCAGCCGCGCCGCGCCCGGTACTCGTCGATGGTCATCACGCCCGCCGCGACCTGCTGCAGGTCGAGCTCGATCTCCCGATCTGGGGAGGGCCGCTCCAGCCGGGTGAAGTCGAACTCCACGCGGCGCGGGCGCGCCAGCAGCCGGGACGCGCGCTCCTCGAACCGCTGCGCCCAGGTGCCCAGCACCGTGCGGCCCAGCGCCCGATCCTGCATCTCCACCCCGGTGCCCCACGAGGTTTGCTTCTCGGTCTGCATCAGCAGGTGCGGCGGCACCCCCAGCCACCGGGCCACTTCCTCGATCTGGAACTGGCGCGACTGCAGGAACTGGGCATCGGACGCGGTCATCGACCAGGGGGTGATCTTCAACCGGCGGGCGATCACCGCGATCCCACCCGCGTTCTCCGGACCGGCCGTGGCCGCCTCGATCTCCCGCTTGATCTGCGGCACGTCTTCCTGAATGTCTTCATCGTCGTCCGGGGTGGCGATGCCCGCCATCATCGCGCCGGACGTGAACAGCCGGCCCGCCGACTCGTCCGCGGCGATCGTCGTCCCGAGCGACCGGCGAGCGTACGTCAGCAGCGACACACCAGTCTTGCCGTCGAGCGACAGCCCCGGCAGGTACAGGAAATCGTCCGCGTCGTACGTCACGCTCCGGCCGTCGGCCAGAGTCAGATCGAACCACAGACCACCGCGCGGCATCCGGTCGCCGCGCTTCACCTCAGCCTCGGTCGGCACCCGCTCCCGGAACGACAGCGGGTGCACCAGCGGCAGCCGGTAGATGCCGCCGGCCGCGTTGCGCATCTTGAGCGCCCCCGCCTTGCCGTGCAGCAACTGGTGGAGGAACAGGGATTCCTTCCACTCGTACGGGGTCTGCCCTTCATCGCTGTCCGGGTTGTCGAAGATCGACGGCAGCGGATCCGGCCGGCCCTCGGTGTAGGTGCGCAGCGGCAGCGACGCGAGCTGACCGGAGATCAGCGACACGCCGCGGAAGAACGCGGAGATCCCCATCGCGGACGTCTCGTCGACCCGGATCGAGCCGACCGGCAGCCCCCCGAGCCGGAGCATCGCCGCCAACTGAAGCTGATCGGTGGGGTCCAGATTCCGGACAGCGGCCACCGCCAACTGATCTTCAGCACCCCGCCGCGGCCACCATCGCACGCGGTGAGCGTACACCCCCCGGGGGTAACCTCCCGATCATGTCGGTCGAGCCATTCCCCGAGCGTGGCCTGGACGCCCTGCGCTCCCGCCACCTCGCCCGCACCCAGTCGGCGGAGGCGGAAAACCTCGAGGTTTTCGAGCACACGTACGGCACCGACGACGACATCCGCGGCTCGATCACGCCGCGGATCTTCACGCCGCCGCTGCGCGAACTCACGCCGGCGACGTCGTACGGGTTCGATCTGATCGAGTTCGCCGACGAGATCGGGTGGCCGCTCGACCCGTGGCAGCAGTGGGCCGCGATCCACATGGGTGAGCTGCTGCCCGACGGCCGGCCCCGGTTCCGGATGGCGCTCATCCTGGTGGCCCGGCAGAACGGCAAGACGGTCCTCTGTCGCGTGCTCACCCTGTATTGGATGATCATTGAGCGGGCGCCCCTGATCATCGGCACGAACACGTCCCGGGAGACGGCTAAGGCATCCTGGCTGGACGTGATCGACTTCGTTTTGAACGTCGATGCCGTCCGGCCGGAGTTCCCCAGCGGGCGACTGGCCGTCCGCAAGACGCTCGGCGAGGAATCCTTCGTGACCCGCGGCTGCTCCCGGCACTGCCGGCAGGACCACGAGCACCGGCCGATCTCCACGTACCAGTTCGCCGCGCCGAACCGGCGGGCCGGACGCTCCAAGACGGTGCACCGCGCCGTGCTGGACGAGCTGCGCGAGCACCAGGACTGGGAGACGTACAAGGCGCTGATCAAGGCGATGACGGCCGTGCCCGACGCCCAATCCGTGGCCATCACCAACCAGGGCGACAGCAAATCGGTCGTGCTGGACAGCCTGCGCACCAGCGCCCTGGAGTTCATCGAGACCGGCAAGGGGGACTGGCGCCTGTTCCTCGCCGAATGGTCCGCGCCGACCGGCAGCGACGTGACCGACCCCGCCGCGATCGCCCAGGCCAACCCGGACCTCGGCAACCGCATCAAGCTGGAGTCGATCATGGGTGAGGCGATCCGGGCCAAGGCGAACGGTGGCGAGGAACTGACCGGGTTCAAGACCGAGACGCTGTGCATGCGCGTGGCGCTGCTCAATCCCGCGATCGACCCCGACCGGTGGACGGCGTGCGGCGTAGACGCGGCGGCCGCGGTGGACCTCGCCGAGCACCCCCGGTCGGTCGCGCTGTGCCTGGACGTTGCCCTAGACGGCAGCCACGCCACCCTCGCCGCCGCGGTCGTGCTGGACGGCGTCACCCACCTGGAAATCGCTGGGACGTGGCACGGCGAGGGCTGGTCACGGCGCCTGCGCGACGAGTTGCCCGCGCTGGTGGCGAGGATCAAGCCGCGGATGTTCGGATGGTTCCCCCTCGGCCCGGCCGCGGTGGTCACGACCGACCTGCGCAAGCGCCGCGGCCGGCAGGCATGGCCGCCGCGCGGGGTGAAGCTGCAGGAGATCGTCGCCGAGGTGCACACGGTGTGCATGGGGTTCGCCGACCGGGTGCACGTCGGCGCCGTGCAGCATCCCCGCGACCGGGTGCTCACCAGCCACGTCGACCGTACGCAGAAGCTGGAGCGCGGCGAGGTGTGGACGTTCACCCGCGCCGGCGTCGAGCCGGTAGACGCCACGTATGCCGCCGCAGGGGCCGACTACATCGCCCGTACGATGCCGCCGCCGCTCACCCCTCTCCCGACGAGCGACGCCCCGTTCTAGACGCCCCACGTGCCGCACGGCGGGCCGGGCGGGGCATCCGGGGCTCGCGACGAAGAGAAAGAAACGGGACGGCGGGTGTCCCCGGCCGGGGGGTCGCCGAACTTTTCACGACCGCGAGCGAAGACAGTTACTCAGCGTGTTGTGATTCATGTCATTGGGGGGTGATGGGCACGGCCGCACATATCACCACGACGACACGCGCGTGATCGGTGGCTCGATAGAACCGGACGCCTTGCCCCGCCTCAGATTGCACGATGGGCAGGACGCACGCGCGTTGCTCTCGTCGTACTTCGCACCCCCCGCAGCGAGGGGAATGATGTGATCCACGTGGCCACCATCCTGCGGTGCACGGTGCGTGCAACCCTCCAGGCCCACCCTGCACAGGTAGCGGTCACGACGCAGGATGTACGCCCGGAACGTACGCCACCGGGTATCGCTGCC